CTTCATTTTGGTAGGATTGTAAAAATTTCTTACTATTGTTATATGCAGTATTAAGTTGAGATTGCTCTCTTTCTAAAGAAGACATAGTTTTCCCTAAAGCTGTTAATTTACCATTAGCTGTACCAAATGTTTTTGCAAACGCTCCACTAAGCTGAGCACCAATAGCAAACTGTATAGCAAAGTTTTTCACTTTTGTGCCTCCTTTCGTATTTTCTTTAATACTTCATTTGTTTGTTCAATCCATTTTATTAATCTAATAACTGGTTCATTTAAAAAAAATTCTACTGACGTTTTTGTATTTAACGCCAGTAGAATACAACATTGCATTATTTCGTTGATTCGATTATGCTCTTGATATTCTCTTTTTTCTCTTGTGCCTCCTGTTCCCCTAACATCATAAAAAATTTAATTTCACTTGCGATTTGATAAAGTTGATTAGCATTTAATGTTTCATATAGTACACTTGTTGCAATTCCAGAAATTTTAGAAGCCAAAATCAATTGATACTGCAAGTTCATTATGCAATCTTGCGTTTGAATTCCTTTTGTTAATAACATAGTTTCCGCATCAACCATCATACGTCCTGTAATTTTAGAGCAATCAATTACAATTTCCTTTACTTCTTCACCTTTTTTATTTTTAATTGTATTTTCTAATTTTATAGTTAACATAAAAACTCTCCTTATAATCCTAAAGCTTTTCTAATTGCACTCCAATAATCAGTGCCATCTATATTGCAAATACCATTTAATTTATCAATTTCAACTACCGTATCACCCGCAATATCTACTTTTAAATACGTACATTCAAGTGTAGTAGAGGAGTCTGTCTTTGCAGCTGTTTGACCTTTACCTAAATCCGTTTCTTTTGGTAAACCTCTTACTACAACACGGACATCTTCAATTGTTAATTCCTCATGTTCTTTATCTAAAACTTGCTGAGCACCACGAAATTCTAAAGAATGAAAATTAGGTGCTGCTAATTTAATTAACGATTTATTTATAGTACGCCAATTTATTCCAAATTCCATACTACTTAATTGGCCCATTGTAGGAGTTTCAATTTCGCCAGCAATTCCTGCGCCACTAACAGTATCTGACATATAAGAAATTTTCGGAAGCGTTATATCTGCTACACCAACTTCAATTTCTCCACTTTCACGAAGTATAAAAGCAGCCATTTTATCATATTGCGTTTGTATCATTTAATCACCTCATGTGTAATAATCTTATTTTTAAACTGGTCGAATTTGACCAGTTTAAAAATTAGGAAAATAATGTTGATAAATAACTTGTATCGTATTCTAAAACAAAATCCATTTCTTGATTTGGTACTGGTGCAGCCATATAAATATGAAATTTAATTTTTCCAGCCAACAAATCAGTTGTAGGATTTTCGCTTTCTAAAAACTCTACCCTAGCTCCCAGTAAAGCTGTTCCAGTAAGACCATTGAGCCAAATATTAATACTATCTAATACAGTCTTAATAAGTGCTGTATTTGTAGGATTATCTACTTTTTGCCACATAGTACGTACCACAGTATTTCCAATATATTGAAACATTCGTCTTTGATTAAGCCAACAATCTTTAACGTCTGTATTATCTGGTGCTGCTGCTGTATAATTACCCCATAATTTCCATCCACCAATAAAATTTAATGCTGTAAAAATACCATTTTCATTAAGATAATTTGCTTGATTTAATGTTAAAAACACTTCTGTTCCATCTTCTAAACAGCAAGAATCCGCCTGTATACTTTGATTAGACGGAGAATAATACGGTACTCCATTCCCTAACTGTGCATCTGTTTGGTTTATTGTTCCAATAGCCTGTGTAGATGGAAAATATTGTTTTTCACCTAATTTAAATTTTGGCCAACCAACAAACACATTTTCATCGGTCAAGTTATTTTGATTTTTATAGCTTGGCACATCAGTATATTTAGTTACGGTATCTGTAGGTATATCAACTATACAAATACAATTAAAAATTTCATTTATACTTGTTGTTTTAGCTGCCATTACAGCTGCAACTTCGCTATCAGTACTCCAACCAGGAGCAATAATTATTCCTGGTACTTTTAATGTTCTAGGAAAAATTTCTTCAATTAACTCTAAACCTTTTAATGTTCCTGTGGAAATATCAACGCCGCCAATAATATCTTCTTTTTGTACTAAAGAAGCATCAACTTTGTCATAATCACAGTAAATGTTTTCTAATTCTTTAGCTTCTTCACTAATTAACTCTATTTGTAAGATTTCATTATCATCGTAACTTGCTGTATAATCTGTATCTAAAATTAAAGCTTCCCCTGCACTTGCCTTTTTTACTTTTAAAGTGGAAAGTATAACAGGTTCATTAATACTAGCTTTCCCATCTGTAACAACTATACTTTCATCACTTTTTGCCTCTTTATGCTTTGTTGGATCCAATACATTAACAAAGACAATTGGACTATAACCAAAAAGAGAAAATTGACTATACATTACCTCGCATAATGTATACTTTTCCCAATCTTCACTATATCCTAATGCTGTTACAGCTTCTTCATAACTATTGCATAAAATAGGTTTATTTACATTTATTTCGCTTGCTAAATGTACAGGTGCTGTACCAAAAACTACTGGCATACCAGCCTCTGTAGCAACAGGTGAAATAATACTTGTAGCTTGTTCGCTATAATACGCTCCATGTTTAAATGCCATTAACAATTGCCTCCTTAACTTGATTAAATGCTTTATTTATACTGGTTCCTTTTGTTATTAAAAGTTTTCTTGACTTAGACAATTTGTCTGTTTTGATAAACAATAATTTAATAAGTGGAACTTTACTTATCAATTTATCTGTTACTATATCTTTAGGAAACTCCGTAAATATTGTATTTCTATATAATCCATACCTTTTTATTGTTGGACCTAAATAAAAAAGACTACTTTGAACTTTTTTAGCTTCAGTAGTCTTTTTTTCTATATATTCAATTTGGGGTTGTATTCCCATTTAAAATCTCCTTTATCCTTAAACAAATTTTCTTCTAAAACTCTACCAATCGTATAATATACTTCTATCAATGCCCACCATTGCGGATATGGTTGATCATATGGAATTGTTTCTTTTATATCATGATTAGAAGACAAACTAAACTTATTGGCCAATATTTGCTTTTTTAATATAGCCATACGAATTTTTTCTAATATGTGAAATAATTCTCTGTGTCCTTCCATTTTATCTTTAGAATACGTAATAACATTTATTTCTAGTTTAACAGTAGAGTCTTCATCAAGTGTAGGTTTTGGTGTTGTTATTAAAACAGGTGTAACAATTATTGCTGGTGTCATTCTTCTTTTTTCATCTTCTGTTGTTACCCTAGGTAAAAATCCATCTTTTATTAGAATATCTTTAGATTTAGCACCTTCTTCTTGTATATGCTCTTTAAATACATTTTTTAAATATTCAACCATTTCCATTGCACATACTAAAGGTGTCATCGTTCTAATATCCTTTCCACTTCATGATGTAGTCTAATTTCAAATGCCTTAGAGCCAACGTCTGTTACTTCTTCTATAACATCTGGATTTCCAAACATCTGTGCTACAGAAGGACCATATTTCATTTCTATTGGAAATCTTTTTCTGGTCTTTCTAGTAAAAATACCTACTCCACTATTTACAACTGCATAAAAAGCACCATTAATTACTCCACCTTGTCCTTTTTTTACTTGAACAAAAATACCTTTTTTTCTGTAAGTATTTTTAAAATTTATATCTTTTAATGGTCTTCCTTTAGCAATAAATCTTGCCATAGCAGAACTTCCGTTACTTTTTATTATATTTATTCTAGAATCCAAATTAGATTTCTGTATATTATATGTGCCTCTAACCTTTTTACTACCAGCGGTTTTAGCTTGTTGTATTGCCCTATTAGAAGCTCTTATAATAGCTAAATTAGTTTCTCTTGGCATACCAGCTAATTTTCGTCTAGCTGTATCTATTTCATTTTCTATTTCATTAACAACTATTAACATGTGTCAAACCTTTCTAGAGATAATATGGTTATACCCATATCCTCCTCTACATTTTTTACATTATATGTGTCTGAAGCTAATTCAATATCCATTCCTTCTACAATTTTTCCTTTTAAATCCTTTGTTTTTACATATAACGTATATTTTTTTGTATAAACAGCATTATACACACCATCATATATATCACTACTTTTATCAAAAGAAGCTTTTTGCATAGTATCATCATCTAATACAGCAAAAATCTTTTTTCCTTGTAGCTCATATTCTTCAGCAAATTCATCATAATTAATAAATATATCTAAATCATTTTTCAGATTTTCCTTAAATTCATTCATTTTTTGCCTTTTATAATTGCCGATGTAGGATCTACACTAGGTAATTCTGTACTATCATCTTCAATAATTTCTTCACTATTCACCTCAGATGCTTCTTTAGCGAGCTCTTTTAATTCATTTTCATCTACTATTTCTGGATTTATATCTATAATATCTTCCTTATTTATGATTTCAAATTCATCTGGAGCAGACGAGGCTAATTTCTTAGCCTCTACATCTTCCATCTGTACAAAATCTCCCGCTTTATAGCGTTTACCTTTATAATCTAAGTTATATTTCTTTACATATAAAACTGCCATAATATTACCTCAACTTTTAACTTTAATTACGCCAATATCATCTACATTTTCTGGAATCATAATACATCTAGATGCCACACGCAATTCTTTAACATCACTTTTAACATCTGTAAATACTTTTGGAACATATTTACTAGCATAGCTATGCCACTGTTTATCGTCTTCAAGTTGAGTAATTGCTCCATAAAGTCTTTTTCCTTTTCCTGGATTACCCATAACAAAGAAATCATCTGGAATGAATTTTGTAAGCTTTCCATCATCACTCATATAACTTCCGTTATAGATATAAATTTCTAAGTCTAAAGAGTCAATATAGCCAAAACGAGTTATATTTGGTCCCATAACTCTAGGAGCAAAGCTCATTAATTTCAAGTTAGCGGCATTAGACACATTTAAAAATTCTTTGATTTGTGTGTTATTTAAAAGATACTTACCTACATTTCTGGACATAAATGCTACTGTTGGTACTGTGCCAGTTTCATCGGCAATAGTTCCAGACATCTTTTCGATATCTTCATAAATTTTGGAATCAGCATTATCCCATGTATCGCCACTAGATTTAGTTACTTTATTTTTAAATCCATCCAAAATAAATGTATCTGTAATCTTAGTTTTACCATCATCTGCATAACCTTCACATACGCATTGACCTGTAGTTAAAAGTTGAGCTGCCATATACTCTTGTCTACGCATATTCATTTCCGTAAGTTCCATCAAATCTCTGGCCATTAATTCTGCTGCTCTTTGTGCTGGAGATTTAGGACTATACACAGTTTCACCAAAACTACGCATATTTAAATGTTCTGGAGTAATCACTCTTTTAGGAGCAGTCATCGGTGGTGTATATGTCTTAATTGTAGAACCATTACGTGCTACATTAACGCCACTAGCTCCAGGCACAATATACGGTGCTAAAGTTCGTACTCCTTTTCTATATTCAACATCAACAACATTTGTCATAAACACATTTTCATTTGGAAAAAATGTATCTACCAATGTTGTGCTTGGTGGATAATTTTGTTCTACTACGCCTAAAAGTGTTCTTGTATTTGTAAAATCCATAATCAATGCTCCTTTTTACTCTTTTTTACCATGAATTGAAGTTAAATAAATTCCTTTATTTCTAAGCTCTTCTTCATGTGTATCGATGTTATCGCTTCCTTGAGCTAAGATAATTGCTTCTTTGTTAAACATTCCACTAGTATAAATAGTTCCAACTACTTTACTACTAGTACTTAAAGCTAAATCACTTTGTAAAACAGCTACTGCAACTTTAATAGATTCTGTTCCAGATGTACTATCTTCTTCTACATATTCTCCACTTTCATTTACTGCTAAAAGTGTTCCTCGTTTTAATGTTTTTTCACCACTTGCTTGGGCAAATTCAACGTTTTTGGTAATTAATGGTACTTTACTAGAACCAATTAATTCATCATAAACAACGCCTGCTGCACTTTCTACCATTGCCATATTTATTTACCTCCAAATTTATTTTTTAAATAATTTTTAGAAGCCTGAGATAACATACTAAGTGTTTTATCTTCTTCGCTAATGTTGTTATCTTCACTACCTAAAACATTATTCACACCACTGTTATTTACATCAGAAATCATATTTTGTACATAATCTTTTGCTCCAATGTTTTCAGCGATTTTATCAAGATATGGTTTCACTTTATCTGCTGTAGCTGTTTCATCAGCAATAGCTTCATCAATTAAATTATTAATAGTTTCGTTATTTGGCACTCTAAGTTTATTTAATGCTGTAATACGCTCTCTTTCTTCTTGTTTTGCTTTAGCAATAACCTCATCATTATTTTTATTGCTAAGATTATTTACCATATCTTGTAATTTATTCATAATTCCGCTTTTATTTCCCATATTATTCTCCTTATGCATAATTTCTAAAATTTTATCTGGATTATTAAACGTTTTAGCATTAAAAGCTATGGAATTTATAACTAAATTTCCCTTATTTAATACTCCTGTAACACTGTTTTCATCATCAATTTCATCAACAAAACCATAATCTTTAGCTTCCTGAGCAGTTAAAAATGTTTCTTCATCCATCATTTCAGACAATTTTTCATCTGTTATTTTGTCTTTACACTTCATTTTATAGACATTTACGATAGTTTGTTTCACTGCTTTTAAAGCTTTAGCCACTTCTTCAAGCTCATTTTGATTATAAAAACCAATCAATAAGTTCATAGGATTGTGTATCATGTAGATGGTATTACTTGGCATTATTACATTTTCCCCTGCACATGCAATAATTGTAGCTGCACTTGCTGCTATTCCATCAATTGTAATAGTCACACGTCCTGCATACCTTTTTAATTGGTTATAAATAGATTGAGCTGCAAATACATCACCGCCACAGCTATTAATTCTTACAACTAAGTCTTTTCCACCTAAAGCTTTTAAATCATCATTAAATTTCTTTGGTGTTGCAAGGCCCTCATCCCACCAGTCTTCATTTGCGATTTCTTTATAAATCAACAGCTCTGCTTTTTCACTATTTAATTCATTTTTAATTTCCCAAAATCTCATTTACTCACCTCCTTCTAATCCTAATTTTTGTTTTTTCTTATTTTCTAAAGCTAAAATATCGATGTTATCATCGTAATTTGTTCCTGTAAGCTCTGTACTTACCTTTTCATGGGTACTAAATCCATAATCAACTTGTAATTTTGCAGCTTGAACTTCTTTAACTGGATCCAAAAGTCCACTTGTAGGGCCAAACCAATCGCAATTACTCCATGCTTTGGTAATAATTGGATCTAGTCCAAATTTTGGGGCTTTTATTCTTCCAATAGCTATAGCTTCAGCCAGCCACATTTCATATATTGGCTGGCAAAATTCTCTAGCAAACCAAGTTCTACGCTCCTTAAACACCGCTACTGCTTGATTTAATGCCCCTCTAGCAGCGGAGTATGAAGAATTAAACTTACTCATTAAAACTTCTGACGGAATATTAAGACCTGCACCAATTTGAACAATTAGCGACTGCACAAACGGCTCAAAAGTTGAAAGGGATTTGCTTGGATCGGCTGTTACTACACTTACCCCAGGAGGTAATGTATTGATTGTCCCTGGTCCTAATTTTAATTTAGTTGTATCAAAATCTGCATAAGGATCATAGTCATATGTGCTATCGAGCATATCATTTAATGTGTTTCCAGGTGGTGTATTAGATGTTAAAAATATACTAAAAAAAGCTTTTATTATGGCCGTTGTAAGTTCTGCATTGGTATACCTGCTAATTTGTTTTAATTCTTCAATTACTGGAGCTAAAAAAGGTACGCCTCGATATTGCTCTGGTCTATCTTCTTTAGAAATTTGTAAAACCATTGCTCTTCCTGTACGTTTTCCAAAAGCTTCTACCCTTTTCCACTCTACTAAAGCACCAATATTTGTAGGATCATAAGGAGTTTTATTAGCTATCCAATAAGCTACAACCTCACCTTTTTTGTCTACTTCAATGCCATTTATAATCCTATTTCCATTTTTTTCGTTAATTTGAGTTACCATTGTAGGATTTACAATTCCATAAATATCAATGCTTCCTGGATTACAAACTCGATTTGCTTCAATCTGCTGGATTTTTAAACAATATGGATTATTTGCTGTATTTTTCCCATATTTAGGAATTGCCCAAGCATCGCCATTTACCAAGCAACCAATAAAAGCTATATTTTGTTGGTCCCAAAAGTTATTTTTCTTATAAATATCACAACTAACATCATCTGCCCAAAGTTTAAATTCCTGAATGGTCTTTCTTTTCCATTCTTTTGCTTCATCTGGATTCAATCCTAGTGTTCTAAAATCGATATTTGGAGAAGGTATAAGTCCTGCCCCAATTACATAACTTCTAGATGTTTCTATGGCACCTCTACCAATTGGCGTATTTATGGCCATGTCATAACTTCGGTTACGTAAAATATTTAAATTACTGTCTATATCACTTTGCGGACTAGATTGTATAGGATTATATCCTCTCAATGCTTGTTTAGTTAAACTAGCACCGCCAGAACTGTATCCAGTATTAATAAATTTTCTATCCCTTATCCCTTTAGGAGCTGATTTATTACGTTTATTTTTTCTCAAGTATACTCACCTAATCCATAAATATAATTTGCTTACTTCTAGTGCCTTTAATTGGCTTTTCATCATCAATTGTTGCTCCTAAGCCAATTAATTTATTAATTTCTGCTCTTATTTCACTTAAATTTGCTCTGGTAAGAGTTCTCTTACCAATCGTATAAGATTGACCAAACTTAGTTATTTGTTTTTCCGCTTCTAAATATAATTTCAATCTTTCATTTAAAATCTTACTCGACAAAATCCATAACACCTCCGCTATTTACTGCTCCATAATTAACTTTTTTCTTTTCTTTTTTATTTGGTTTTCCTACCATTTTAGTTAAAGAATTAGAATTAAAAGCCTCATATAATGCTTCAAAATTTAAATTTAGGGACTGCATGCATGCTAGGTTATATACTTTTAAATCTAGCGGTTCATTCCTTGCGTCCTTAGATATTTTCTCCCAGACAAAAACAGTTGCTCCATTTCTAGTTTTTTGTACTAAATGTTCACTTATCAAGCCCTTAAAATAAACTTCATCATAACCTCTATCAAGGAAAAAACTATCAATATTTCCATCATCTATTTCATTTAAAGGAAAATGTATATATTTTTTCCCTTTTTCTTCTATAGTTAAACGATCCATAATATACTGTTTTCCACTATCTACACCTAACTGCACCAATGGAATACCATATTTTTCAATTTTAGATATTCTATAAACTAATGGCACACCTGGAATTGATGAACCTTTTATAGCAATTCTTTGCTTTTTTCGGCTTTTATAACAGTATTTATAAACCTCATTGGTATAATGACCACCACTATCTATAAACGTCCTAAGAATAGTCAATGCTTTACCATTTTTAAAATAATATGTTCTATCTAATACTTGGTCTAATAATTCCCATACTCTTGAAGTATCTGGAACTCCCAAAATAATGCCTTTTTTTATACTCCATTGTTCTTCACCTATTCCCCAACCTGTAATTTCATATTCAAGTCGATTGTCTTGTGTATCTACAGCAGCAGTTAATGCTAAAACACCATCAGGAAGTTCAGCTTCGTATTTTTCACGCCGTTTTAAGAACATATCACCATTTTCAAATGCTCCTACTTGCTCATAACTTTCTCCAAAACGTGTGTTATATACAACCTTTTCTCTTTCTGGATCGCCTTTAGCTTTTAACCATTCTTCCATTATTTCATTCCAGCTAATCCACGGAGAAGCAAAACCATTTACAAAAAAACTTCTAACCTCACTTTTTAGTGCTTGTGGATTTTGAAGAACATATTTTTGCTTAGCCTGCTTCATATTTTGTTCTGAAAAAGAAAATCCGCAATCTGGACATACCCAAACTACGGATTTTACGATAATATGCTTTTGCTTTTTCTTATTTTCAGATTCCTCATAATCCACCTTCATATTTCGATGTGTTATAAGGTGCCATTCTTTACAATTAGGGCATTGATGTTGCCATTCTGCCTGTGTTCCAGTCATGTACTCATCATCAATCCTGGATAATCCCTTTATTGTAGGAGTGCTAAATAAACCAATAATTCTATTCCAATAAGTAGTAGTACGCTTAGAAGCAAGGTCTACTGGATCACCTTCTGTACCTGCACTTTCTGGAAATCTGTCAACCTCATCGCAAAATAGTTTGCTTATTGGTTTAGATGCTAAGCTAGAAGGACTATTTGCCCCTGTTATTACTAACCTACCACCTGGAAAATACTTGGTCATTATCGTATTTCCACTATCTCTAACTTTAGCATCTTTAAATATATTCTTTAAAACTGGAGTAGCACTTATCATAGGTGCAATACGTGATTTAGAGTAATCTTCACCATCAATAATTGTAGGCTGTATCATCATTATTGGACATGGATCGAGGTGGGCAAATCTTCCAATAATATTATTCATTATGTCAGATTTACCAATCTGAGAAGCTGATTTAACAACAACTTTTCGTACACCTTTCTCCGTAAAAGCATCCATTATTTCCTTTTGATAAGGTGCTCTAGAAGTTCGCCATCGTCCTGGTTCTGCTGAAGAAGATGGCAACATTCTAAATCTATCTGCCCACTCTGATACACTCATTTTAGGTACAAGATTTAAGGATTTATTAAAAATCTTATATAGTAAATCTACAGTTTTATTACTCTTCACCTTCGCCACTCATTTCAAACATGGTTGGCTTATAATCTTTAACTTCTAACAATAAAAACTCTATTTCTTTTGTTAAAAGTTCTTCAATTTCTTCCTTGCTTCTTTCTGCTAATTGCGTAGCCATTTTAGCAGGAATAGCTAATAACTTTGTTCGTAGATTTACTAACATATCTGTTAAAACTGCTTCAACATCAGCAGCTTCATGGAGTTCGTTTGACCTTTTTCGGACTTCCATTTCAGTTAATTTTCTCTTAGCTCGTTCATGTAAAGCCTTTTCATGGTTATAATCAACATCATCATGTTTATACTTGGCCATATAATACTGGGAGATTGCCTTTTGTAAAATAAAATCTCCTTCCGGTTCTTTAGTTATTTTTCCTTCAGGTTTTACCATCTGATTTACTCGTCTAACAGATACACCTAGTAATTTTGATAAATAATTTACATCACCACGAAGTTCCTTTTCCAAAAAAACACCTCCCATCTAAAAAATTTTAAATAACTTTATGTATATAACTTGGGAAATTTTCTTAAGTAGTAAATTTCCCAAAATATAGTAATATTATTACTCATAAAAAACTGTCTAACTGCTTTATTTATAAATATTTA